TCAGACGAAGTTCCAATAGATATAAATATCATCATCATCTACTTCAATTCTGTTGATTAATGATGTTATAACTTTAACCTTTTCCGTAAATTCTCCGTTGTCTAAGATGTTGGATATACCGGATAATCTTTTCTTTGCATCTTCGGCTGAAATTAATGGTTTGTGTTCGTTAATCGCATTCATTTCTGATTCTATACGTTTTTTGTCGGTATTTAGTGCAGTGATTTTCTTTGCCACAAAGTCAATATCAATTCCGTCTATGCTATACAAATCAGTTAGCTTATTCATTTGTTTTTCTATTTCTTTGATTCTTTTTTTATAGAATTCTTTTTTTTCTGTGATGTTATTGTTTGATTGGTTTAGTTTAATAATATTATCAACTTCGGCTGGATTTGCCACTAATGCTTTTATTTCATCAATTACTGCTTTATCCAATACGTCCATAGTCCATATTTTATTTTTGCAACTTTTATCTCGGACCATATTTTTATATGAACTACGACTATAACATTGATATTTATTATAATAATATACTTTGCTGCCCTTTTCGTATCGGCGAACTCTTTTAAAATATCTTGCACCGCATTTTTTGCACCATAGAATACCTGCGAGCAAAGATGTTCTGTTAAATGCATTACGATAATGGGGATTATTTTCGGCTCTTATTTTCAATTTGGTCTGTACCTTATCAAATACTTCTTGAGATATAATTGCTTCGTGTTGCCCCTTGTACAGCTCGTCACGGCAATGTGTCCATCCGGCATAAAGAGGATTTGTCAACATCTTTCTGATTCGGTGATCATACTTGAATTTCTCTGAAAATACTGATAATTTAGCCGCTATTCCCATCATAGTCATATCATCTTCCAAAAATAGACGATATGCTTCCTTTATCAATTCGGCTTCTTCTTTGTTTATTATAAGTTGACCGTCAATATAATCATACCCTGTTGGTGCTCCGCCTCCGTGATGTAGTCCTTCCTTTGCTCTTGCATCTTTTCCCATTATGGAACGTTCTCTGAATTGTTCACGTTCCAACTGTGCAAATACTGATAATATACCAATCATAGCACGTCCGAAGGGTGTTGATGTATCAAAATTTTCTGTTATAGATGCAAAATTGACATTATTTTTTATAAATACATCTTCGATTAAAAAAAGTGTATCTTTTTGTGAACGGCTTAGGCGGTCTAATTTATAGACTAATACCATATCTATTTTACCGTCAGCAACATCTGATATTAATTGTTGCATTCCGGGGCGGTCAGTATTTGCACCGGAAAAGCCTGCGTCAGTATATGTTTTATATAAAATCCAACCTTTAGCGGCACAATAATTTTTTAGACGTTCTACTTGCTCGCCGATCGAATAACCCTCTCGTGCTTGCTCTTGGGTAGAAACTCTTGAATATATTCCGACTTTCATAAAAGCATCACTCCCTAAATATTGCCCTTTACTCTATGTATTCTTATTGTATTTTTTATAAAATCTTCCGTGACATTGAAATATTCAGCTAACTGCCATATTTCAGTATATCCCATTTCAAATGCTGCCAATAGTTTGTCCGCCGGAATCAATTCTTGTACTGCCCAGCGTGTTGCTTTTTCTTCCATACGCTGTCGTGTTTCATATTTTGAATCAATTTTGTAAAATGAACCTGTTTCGTGGTGCCCTAATTCATGTGAATACGCATCTATCAATTCAGGCATTGTATGAATCATTAACGGATTTAATGCAATAGCACCGGGTATGGACAATGCTTTAATTGCTCGCATTGAAAAAAAATCGACGTCTATATTATGTTGTATTGCATATTGATTGAGTTGATTTAGCATTATTTGTCCTCCGATTTGATGCTTATTTCAAATTTAAAAATTTAACAAATTCATTAATTTCATTTACTTTATATCCTTTTTCATGCCAATATCGTACACGATTATTATTTTTATTTAAACTACCGGCTATAATTGCATATTTTGCATTTTTAGCAGCTGATTTATAACATTTGCCACCGTTTTCAATGCACTTCTTTTCGATGATACCTCTGAAAGTATCAGATATGTTATCATTGTCAATAGTTCCAGTGGTGTCTAAAAAACAACGGTAAGCATCATTTGTTAATTCATCATATTTAGGAATGACACAATCAATATAATAATTAAAAAAATCAAGGTATATTCTTGAACATATTAAGCAATCATTCAGTGCATCATGTGATGAAATGTGTATATTATAGTATTTTTTTATTGTGCTTAATTTATAATCGGGTAACGAAAGTATGTCTTTAGCATAATCAAGCGTGTCGTGCACGTTATTACGCAAAATATTCATTCCCGTACAATTTAATGCGGTTTGCAAAAATTTCATATCAAAAGCTGAATTATGTGCCACTAAATCATAATCACCAACAAATTCAACGAATTGTGGCAATACCACTGATATGTCCGGAGCAGATGCAACGGTTGATGCGTAGATATGATTAACTTTAGATGCACTTTTTGAAATTGGAACATTAGGTTTGACATATGTAGAAAAACGTGCTGTTTCTACTCCATCTATGTATTTGATTGCACCTATCTGTATTATCTCATCATATGAAGCGTCAAGTCCTGTTGTTTCTAAATCGAAAACTACAAACGTATTGATACACTCTTCGGGTGTATTATAAAAATTGATTACTTCCTTCTTGACGTTTTTTATACCTGGGTTAGGTTGTTTGACTGTCACCTCCGAGGGTGGTGAAAACGTACCCGTTTCAAGTTGTTCTGCGATATTGCGTTGTTTTTTTGCAACACAAAACAAAAAAATGGAGAATATAATTCCAAGGAGTCCTGCAAAAGGTATAACTAAGCATAATAATAAACTAAGCAAACATAATAATATGCTTAAAATTAAAGTAATAATCGAAAATGATTTTATGGTGGTTGGTGGATATTCCCATATTTTTTTTGTAAATAAATTTTTTTCATTTTTCATTAGTGCATTTCCCCCTTTTTTATATATTCCTTTGTGTTGCAGTTCGGTAAATCAAAACAAGCAGTTTAATATTATTCTTGTCGTTGTGATTTTTTAAATTTAACATATGACAGAATGTCCTGTTTTTCGTCATCTGTTAAATCGTGTATCTCACCGTATAATGCGAATTCAATTCCGCTTAACTGTTCGTCTAAAGTATTTGCTTTTTTTTCTTCCCCAACTAAAAAATCAACAGTTACATCAAAATAATTAGCCAATTTTTTTATAATGTCAATACTGGGTTCACTATCTCCACGTTCATATTTAACATATGTTGTTCTGTCTACGCCAAGATACTTTGCTACATCCTTTTGATATACACCTTTTTTTGTTCGCAATTCCCTAAGGATATTCATGATAATCACCTCAAAAACATTATATGTGAAAAAACTTCACATAGCAAGATAAAGTGAAGAAAATTCACCTATTTTTCGAAAAAGTCTTGACAAGTGAGAAAACTTCACTTATAATATAAATCAAAAGTGAAGGAACATCACTTTAGGGAGGTGAGAAGAATGAACAATTTAAAAATGTTACGAGAAAAAGCAAATTTGACACAAGAAAGTCTTGCAAAGTTAATCAATGTCGATAGGTCAACCATCGCGAAGTGGGAAACAGGCGAAGCATCGCCAAGAAGTGATAAGTTGCCGACACTTGCGAATGTATTGAATTGTACAATAGACGACTTATTTTAAAAATAATCTGCTGGCATATGCCAGCCACTCTGTTTTTGTTTTTTGTATCTGTTTGGGTTTCCATTTAGCAAACAGTGACTCCTTTCTTGTGGCAGAGTGGTTTACATATGTCAGCAGTAAAAAAATCACAGGTTGAAGTGAGCCACTCACTCCATATGAATGTAGAAATATATAAAATTTTAGAAAGTCTGTTTCAAGGCATCACCTCAAAAAATGTTTTGACCGGAGGGTGGCTCTCTTGAACCTGTGACGGAAAGGGGAAATAAAAATGATAACTATCGGTTGGGCATGTATCGTCATTGGTTGCAGTTTGGTGGCGTATTGCAAATGAAAGCTGTAACATTCAAATACGATACTATATTCAAAAAAAGTATGAGTTTTACAATGCAAATTTCAGATGAACTGTATGACGCATTGAAAATTCAAGACAAAATGCAGGATTTTCGCGTCAGCGAAATCCTAGATGATATTGCATCAATGCTATCAATAGTTGCCGAATTGCAGGGCTTTGGTGCAATTAAAGGCGGTTATAGTATTGATTTTAATGACAATTAAAAAAATTACCGCCATTTGCTTATGAAAAGGTAGAAAAACGGTGAAAAATAAGGACTTAAATAATGAGAGGACAAAAAAAGCACCTTTCAGAATAGGACAAAATACATAATTCATAAATATGGAACGGGGTGATAAAAATGAAAATACATCACATATTAGCGAACGGAAAAGAAGTTGAAAGTGTGGCAGGAAAAGTTATCAATGTGTCGGAATTTCCTATGTTATCTTCCGTTTTTCGTTCGGTAAATCAACGAATTCAAGAACAGGCAACCGAAAACGAAGAAAAAGGAGCATAATGCTCCTACGGTTGGACAAGCAAAGGAGGAGAGAAAAATGAACAAAGTAATGCTGATAGGTCGTATTTGTAACGATTTAAAAAAGAAGTACATAGGTGACAGTACCGTTGTTCAAGTGTCTTTGGCAGTGCAAAGACGTTTCAAAAATTCTAAAAATGAGTATGATACAGATTTCGTTCAATGCGAATTGTGGGGACACAATGCGGATTTTCTTGAAAAAAACTTCTCAAAGGGCGATATGGTCGCATTTGAAGGTGCAATCAGAAACAACAACTACGAAAAAGATGGTGTTAAGCACTATTCAAACAAAATAGTTGTAGAATCAGTGTATTTCACCGGAAGTACACTGATGAAGAAAAAACAATAATTGTGCAATTTGACTTAAATAAACCCTGCGGAAAGGTAGGGTTTATTCGAGTACGCTCGAAAAAAGTACGGTGTACAAAGGAAAGAAAAGGAGAAAATTAATAATGGCGATTTACAGAATACACAAAGAGGATAACTATGTAATAGTTGATAAAGCCTTTTTGCTGAATGAAAAAATCAGTTTGAAAGCTAAAGGACTTTTAGCCCTGTTGTTATCTTATCCGGATAACTGGCAATTTTACGAAGCAGAAATAGTACAACACGCAGCAGACAAAGCAAATTCATTGAGTAGTGGACTAAAAGAGTTGATAGAAAACGGCTATATAGTACGAAAACTTGGCAAAGATGAAACAGGAAAGTTTAAAGGTTATGAGTATCATATTTACGAAAAACCGATAACGGAAAAACCGATAACGGAAAAACCGATAATGGAAAATCCGATAACGGAAAAACCGATAACGGAAAAACCGATAATGGAAAATCCGATAACGGAAAATCCGATAACGGAAAATCCGATAACGGAAAAACCGATAACGGAAAATCCGGTACTACTAAACAATAAAGACACTAAGAATAAAGACACTAAGAATAAAAACACTAAGAATAAAAACACTAAGACTGCTTCGTCACCAGAGTTGGCGTCTGAGTTCAAGGAGTGGTATTCAAAATATCCGCACCCACGAAATGAACAACAGACCATGAAGAACTACATCAAAGCACGAAAGACCTATTCAGCCGAACAGTTGATGACTGCACTGAATAACTACCTCGCTGAAATAGAGGAACAGCACACAGACAAACGCTATATTAAACATTCCACAAATTTTGTGGGACAAGAGCAAGCGTTTGTCGATTACTTAGACACACCGGCACAGCCGGTTTTGACTGAGGAAACTGATGATAGTTACATCGCCACAATCGAGGCGGAAGACCCTGAGTATGCCGCACGACTCCGAAGGAGGGATAACGATGATTGAACAACAAATTCTTGCCAGCTATGAGGCGGAGCAGGCAGTCGTTGGTGCATTAATCATTGGTGGCAATGTGGATGAATTAACCACCGAAGTTAATCTAACCCCCAATGATTTTTATTTCAGTGATTGCAAATTGGTGTACAAATGCATTTTGTACCTAAACGACAAAAACGATAAAATCGACATAGTAACGGTAGATAGTACATTAAAAACCGCCAAAGAATACAATGGAATTGAATTTCTGAAAAATGCGATCAGTAACAACCCAACGAAACATAATTTAATTTACTATGGCAAAATCGTAAAGGAATATGCGAAGCGTCGTTGGTACATAGATATGTCAAATGAAATATTGGCTATGGCAGGCAATACAACATTGCCAATAGAAAAAATATCCGACAAAGTGGAATATATGCTGGCAACAGAGAGCGATTCTATCAATGTCAATACCGCAGACGATTTGATGATGAAAACCTATGATACCATCGTAAGGGCGAGTGAAAATAAAGACAGTATTCCGGGACAGGCAACAGGGTTTAAAAATATTGATTTAAAAATGGGTGGTATGGACGGATTGGTCGTTATAGGTGCAAGACCGGGCATGGGAAAAACCGCATTTGCATTAAATATTGCCGAACATATAGCATTTAACGAATCTAAACCAGTTGTATTTTTTTCGTTGGAAATGGACGAACAACAATTAATGCTACGTGTATTATCATCAATGACATACATAAAATATTCGGCGTTGCGGTATGGCGAAGTTACAAATGATGATTGGGACAAAATTGCCAGATTTATGAACAAATCCGACAAAACAGAAAAACTGATAATCTGCGATAGAGCTAAGATGACAGTTAGAAAAATTCGTTCAGTTTGTCGCCGACTAAAAAAAAAACATGGAGCGTTGGGAGCGGTGGTAGTTGATTATCTGCAATTAATCGAAATGCCACAAAACAAAAATTATACAAAGGCACAGGCTGTTGGTGATGTCAGTCGTGCATTGAAAATTCTGACGAAAGAATTAGGTTGTCCAATTCTTGCACTGTCACAATTAAACAGAGCAAATGAACAACGTTCGAGTAAAAGACCGACACTTGCCGATTTGCGTGACAGCGGAGCTATTGAGCAAGACGCTGACAGTGTTATGTTGATTCATAATGAGGATGCATATAGAAAAGACAAATCGCAACCGCCAACAGGCAAAGTTGAGATATTGTTACCGAAATCAAGGTTTTCACAAACCGGAACAATGTTTTTAAAATTCCAACCGGAATACATGAAATTTTCGGATTGGAACGTGAAAAAAGACCTATTTAAACGCAGTAAAAATTCGGCGGCAGTATGGGACAAGCCAGATAGTGAAACTGAAGAAAACAGTGATGAAAAGGTAAGCTGAATTCCGAAAATATAATCAGTTTTTAATGGTTATAAAATCGCAAAAAAAGCATATTTGATTTTATAATCAAAAAAACGGCTTGAAACATTAGATTTTAAGCCGTTTCTACGGAAATATAATTACTGTTTTTATTGCAATGAGAGCTAGTAAATAAAAAAAGTCAAAATTTAAAGCAAAATTTATTGCGAAGAAAGGAGTTGGAAAAAATGAAGTTCAGAACATATAAATATAACATCATTAGGGCAATCAAAGTTATAAATCATGCTGTCAATGCAGAAACGATGAAGATGTTGGGCGGTATTCTGATAGATGCCAATGCACCGAATATGGTGGAATTGACAGCATATTCAAATGACATAAAAATCAAATATTATGTTCATGCGGACGTTGAGCAGAAAGGGACGGTTGTATGTAACCCAAAGTATTTGATGAACATTTCCAAAGGTGAAAACAAGGAGGTTATAATATCAACCGACAAAGACAATGTCATTGAAATGAAAATCGGAACATACAAGCAGAAATGGCAAGGAACAGTTGCGGAAAATTATCCGAAAATATCAATGCCGGAATGCAATGATGAGTTGATGTTAGAACAGGAACGGTTTAGAGAAATTTTAACTAAAACTGTGCCGTTTGCAGCACCGACAGTCGGATACAGACCGCAGTATAACGGTGTGTTATTTGACATGAAAAACGAAATATTGCACAATGTTTCAACTGACGGTAAACGAATGGCACATATAACTACACCTGTTGGCACATATGGAAATATGTCGTTTGTAATAACGCTTCCTGCGGCAAAGGAACTGTGTCGTATTGAAAGTGAAAATCCGCTGTTGCGTATTGTTGTTGATAATACAAATATGCGGTTGTTGTTAGATTACAGTGAATTTATAGTTGTCGCCAGTACATTTAATGAAAATGGTTATGTCAAATATGACAATATGATGAATCGTGAATCGGATATAACTGCAACGGTAAAACGTGCAGAGTTTATGCAGATGATTGAACGCGGTAAATTCGTTTCGGAACAGGGCAAAACAAAAGTTCCGGTAACGTTGGAATTGAAAGATGATGTTTTGAAATGCAATGGCAGAAATCTTCGCTGCCAGCTAAAAGATGAAATAGATGCCGATATAGCCGGCAATATTAAAATCGGTTTCAATGCTGATTTTTTAATGGATATGATAAAAACAATACGGTCCGACAATGTTGTTTTGGAATTGAAATCACAGAAAGACGCATTGATAATAAAAGACGGTGATACAGAATTATTGTTGTTGCCGGTGATAGTGTGAAAGGGGACAGTAAAATGCGAAAACGATATTGTAGTATGTGTGGTCGTTTGATGGACGAACACATTGACGAAAACACAGGAAAACCGTTCGATATTCAGTTATGTTCCGGTGTATGTATAGGTGCTGCATGGCGAAATGTTACGAAATCAATTAAAAATGGTGTACAACCACAATGGACGGCAGCAGTACTACGCAGAAAAAGTAAAGCGTTTGAGTATCATAATCAGATAGTAAACTTGTTAAATAAAAAATTTACGCAAAAAAAAATTGCCGAGGCATTAGGAATATCTCACGGCACAGTTTATTCATCGTTGAAACAATACGGAAGGGAGTTTATTTAAAATGAATTTAAAAGTTGAAAATATATGTGATATATCACATTGCCAAAATAAAAATTTTTATGCCGTTTTGAATGTAAATGATAGGTGCATGGATTTTGATTGTCGATGTAATCGTGTGAAATTCATGGATGGTTTTGTGGTTTTTCAAGAACATACAAACGAAAATGATGTGACACTGGCGATAATTCCGAAAGAAAATATACTTTTTATCGCAACGGAGTAGGTTCATATATGGAAGCGGTTAGAGAATGTAATAATTTTTTAAGAAAAGAAAATAAGGACACAGAAGTAGCAGAATAAAGAGGAATAATAGTTGAAAATCAAGGGGTGAAGTAATTATGTTAGTTCCTGCAATCCTATATAAGGAGCAAATTTCAAAAGAGTTTCAAAGAAAATTTTACACGGAAGATATGTTTTTGGAAACGGGAAGTCTTTATCAATGGTCGCCGGAGATATTAGATAATCCTGCTGACGGTCAATTTGATTATGCGATTATACATAATAATAAATTAATCGGTTATTTATCATACAGAGTAGATTACTACTGTTCAAAGGTGTACAATTTTGGGCTTATGTCTTTCGATAAAGGAAATTTTGTTGTTGGCAAGGACGTGTTTGATAAAATGGAAGAACTTGTCGAGCTGTACCACAGAGTTGAATGGAGAATGATTTGTGGAAATCCGGTTGAACGGAGCTATGACAGATTTTGCAAAAAACATAATGGCAAAAAGCATATTTTAAAAGATGCGATAAAAGATAAATATGGTAATTATCGTGATGACGTTATTTATGAAATTGTTGGAGGAGAACAGTTAAAGAATGTCCGCAATTTGGGCAAACGTTCTGCACAGGAGGTTGTAGATAAACTGAAAGAATACGGTATTGAGTTACCGGATAGCGAGGACAGGATAATGACAAGTAAAGATATAGATGATTTAATAAATATATGCCGTCATTGCAGAATGGACAAAGCATATATACCAACCATTCCCGAAGAGGGCAGAGCATATGTGGATGGCTATGAGGATTGCAGAGATGATATTGTAGGCACGCTGTTACAAATAAGAGAAGAATTGGAGGATATAGACCCAACAAACGTACCTGTTGAAGATTACCACGATATGAAGATTGCACAGCTAAAGACTGCTATGGAGTCAGATAGACATCGTATACAAGAAATAGTAGACATACTGGTGGAACAAGTACGTGAGTTGCTTGAAAGTGAGGAATAACAATGAATTTGATAAAGTGGATTAAGAGAAAAAGCATATTAAAAAAACGTATCATTTTTTTTGAAAAAAAGTTGAAAAACGCAATGGATATAAATAATCTTAATTTTCATGAAGGCGAGATTTATGGAGCATTACATTTAGCCTATGATTTAGGAATAATAGACTATGAGGGGTATTCGGGTGTAACAAATGAAGTTTCGGCACTTTTGCTTAAACAATACGACAAAATTGGGAACGCTCAAAAAATAAGCATGAGAATGGAGAGCTAAAAATGATTGAATGGAAAAAAGTTAAAAAGTTAATGGATTGTTTCCCTGAAAGTGTGATAAATCACAATGGCGAATTTATCGCAATGGTAAAAGAAAACGAGTATTTCTTACTTGAAAGCTGCAAAGATGAACGTGAAATGAAATGCAAAGTTTTGGCGTGGTTTTCAAGAGGTGCTCATAAAACACAACATTATAATTCAAAAAAGAAAAATAATGAATACCATCAATTTATGCTTGACGGTATAAATAAATATCTCGGAACAAACTTTGACTTTGAAGATATGGACATTATTTATACTAAACTCGGTAATGATGTCAATAGACCTCTTTGTGAAAAATTTGTTGACAGTGGATATGATATGAATATTTTAATTTCTAAGATTAATAAGAACTAAAATATATTTTATATTTATTAACGCAGGAGGAACAAGAAAATGCAAGTAGAATTAAAAGTGAACGATAAAAGCGTTCAGGCTGAAATACCTGAGGAACAGTTAAAAGAGACAGTATTGTTTGAACAGCTAAAAAAGCTGGGATTGATTGAGGATAAACCTAGAACTGGGTATGAGAGGGTTAAAAAAGATGAAATGTATTATGTAATTAATACAAAAGACGATAGTATGATAAATGTTAAAGAGTTTAAAGACGAAACGGATGAGCAATATTATAACATAGGCAATTATTACAATGATAAGGTGATTGCCGAGAACAATGCAAGAGCAGATAAACTACTTCGTTGTTTAAGACGGTGGCAGGCGGCAAATGACAAGGCTATTTCTATATCTGATTGGAAAAATGACAATATTTTTAAATATCATATAGAGTACGATTGTTTTAATGATTTTCCTTTCGTGGTTTATACTACTCGTTTTCGATCCCCAAATACTATATACTTTACATCGGGGGAAAAAGCCGAGGGAGCTATCGAAGTATTCAAAGATGAGTTAAAGTGGTACTACACCAAATATCAGCAGCGATTAGACGAAGAATAAGCAGAACGGGGAGTGAAAGCATGACGATAAAAGAATGGTTACAGAGAGGAATTGAGATTGAAGAAGAAATTGCTGATTTGCAGGCGGTTAATCCGGTTGTATTTTTGGACGAAATGAATGTAGCGGTTTATGAACAAAACATCAAAAACAGAATTGGCGAATTGTACAAAATAAAAAATGAAATTCTTCAAACCGTGAATCAGGTCGAAAGTGCTACACTCAGAAGACTGTTAATTAAGAGGTATATTCAAAATTTAACGTGGGAAAAGATTGCAGAACAGCTAAACTATTCATACAAACACGTTGTACATATTCTTCACCCCAAGGCACTGTCTGCAATCAAAAGAGTTTTAGAAAAAGATTAAGCCGGATTTCATCCCGGCTTTTTTTTGTGTGCGGAATTTTATAAAAATCCATAAAACCATCATTATGTAATAGAATGTAACATTGATCCTGTGGTAGTATATGAATCGAAGGGTGAACTGCCGTGAGGCAGTGGGAAAAAATATCTCAAAGCAAAAGAGGGGAATAGAGATATTAAGATAGGCATAGACACGCTTGAAGTATTCAGCGTACCATGTTTATGCTGATTATACGGAATGTATATGTTAATGCATATACATTCTGTTTTTTATTTTTGGATAAAGAAAGGGACATAATTATGGAGCTATTGCAATTAGTTGAAAAATTCAAGAACGTTTTCAGCATAGAAAAAATTGAAGATGTTGTTGATGAATTAAAATCAACATTGTTAAATGCCGAAAATTGTCGAAAGCTATGTGAAGATTGGATTTTAATATGTCCTGATTTAACAATAGATTATATGCAAATGATATTTCAATATTATTTTGCCGACCGTAAAGAAAAAATGCAAGACTACACACCAAAAAGTCTTGCGGTAGCAGTTGCAGAGTTATCAAAAACCAAAGATGAAAAAAATTGTTTAGATTTGTGTGCGGGAAGTGGAGCATTGACAATCCAAAAATGGAACGAAAATAACGATTTAAAATTCATATGTAAAGAATATGATAGTCGTGTTATTCCGTTTTTGTTGTTTAATTTGGCAATTAGAAATATTGACGCCGAAGTTATTCATTGTGATGTATTGTCAGATGAAATTTTTAAAACATACAGGACACAAAAAGGCAATAGATTTGCAACTGTTAAAGAGATAACTAAGAGCGAATTTAAAGCTGATTGTTGTATATCAAATCCACCGTACAATATGAAATGGGAACAGCCGGTATTTGCACAATTACAGAATAGATTTTCACAATGCGAAGTGCCGCCGGAAAGTAATGCGAATTATGCGTTTGTATTGACTGCGTTAGATGAAATTACAGACAAAGCAAGTTTTATATTGCCGAATGGTGTTTTAAGTACAGACAACCAAAAGGAAAAGCAAATAAGACAGTATTTAGTTGAAATGAATTTCATAGAAAGTATAATTGTATGTCCGGATAAAATGTTTGAAGTTACGTCAATACCAACGTGCATTATAACATTTAATAAAAATAAACAGCATTCGACAGTAGAAATGATTGACCTACGACAGAGGTATGAAACAGAACAGCGAATGCAAAATGGGCAGTTTGGCGGCAAAAGTCACACTAACAGGACATACGCAAAAGAAGTCAAGGTTATATCCGAAAGTCAGATACAAGATGTATTGATACAGATTGAACAGTACGGAAACATTGCGGGTTACTGCAAGGCAGTAAGCATTGAAGAAATCAAAAAAAATGATTATGTATTGACACCGAGCCGATACATAGAATTTGAAAATATAGAAAATGCACATAGACCGTACAACGAAATAGTTGCGGATATTAACAGAATTGTAACTGAAAAAAACAACTGCAAGCTAACCATCAATGAAACAATCGCCAAGTCTTTAGGATTTGACATTGAGCTGTTTAAGCAGGACAACAGTACAAATAATGATTTTTCAAAATTGACAGAAAAAATATGTGGCGAAAAGATTGTTAAAAACGATTATTTCAAAACAACTAAGAACAAAAATGAAATAATATTTGCAAACAACAACAAAGAAAACATTTCAAGTATTCTTATGATGATATTTAATACTTGGAAACAACACATATATTATCTAAATCTTGAAGAAAACAGATACTTAGCAGAACTTCGGGACGCACTATTGCCAGAGCTAATGAGTGGCAAGATTGATGTAAGCAATATATAAACGGTAGAAAGGATAAAACTATGTTTGAAAAAATAAAAAAATATTTGCGAAAAAAGAAGTTTGAATATAAACGCAGAAAATTCTGCACTGAATGGAACAGACGAAACAGCAAATGGCGTGAATGTCGTCACAAACGTAAAATGTTTGAAAGAGATCTGCGTAGATGGCTAAGAGAATACGAAGGGTGATTGTATGAATACGGTTGAACCAATTCGTGACAAACGTGATGTATACGCAATCAAAAAATATCTGCGTCAAAAGGATATTAAATATTACATTATGTTCATTACAGGTATTTCATTAGGATTGCGTATTAATGAAATTTTGAAAATGACAGTAGGTGACGTTAAGGGGCGCACTACTGCAACGTTCCGGCAGAGCAAGACCGGAAAGGAAATCACGGTTGCATATAACGATGAGCTATTGAGAGAATATAAAATCTACTGCGAACACCGTACACCGGAAGAAGCATTGATACCAAATCCAAACAATGAATACAAACCGATAACACGTGACATGGCGTACAAGATTTTGCGTGAAGCAGCAGACCATGTAGGTATCAGATACAAAGTCGGCACACACACATTACGGAAGACGTGTGGCTACCACTATTACAGACAAACACACGATATAGTTACACTGCAAATATGGTTTAATCACCGTAATGCCAGTGATACTTTGCGGTATATTGGAGTTACAAAAGACAGTGTATTAACTGCTATGAAAAACTTTAAAATCTAACTTTGTTATACATAAATGCTCAACGTATAATGAAATCTCAGTTTTTTGTGTGCATTTATTAGTAGGAACTGAACTGATTCAATTATACACAATAACGGGTTATGTATAATAGACCGAAAGGACGAAAGACAATGGCACAGGCTGCACTACACGTCTGTAACAAATGCGGATGTCACCGACTGACACACGATACATATTGTGAATTACATCAACATTTGAAACGACAATATGACGACCACAGGGAATCAGCGAGCAAGCGAGGATATAACGGACGTTGGCGAAAAGCAAGCAAGACATATCTACTGTCACATCCGTTTTGCATTCGCTGTCTGCAACAGGGAAGATACGAGAAAGCCACAGTTGTAGACCACATCACACCGCACAAGGGAAATCAACAGCTGTTCTGGGACAGGAACAACTGGCAACCACTGTGCAAGCAATGCCATGACCGTAAGACTGCGACAGAAGACGGCGGTTTTGGTAGATAATATTAAAAATTTTTTTCCTTCGTGAAGATTTTTTTCACGGGAGGGGGTATCAAAATTGTTTTTGCGAATGTGCGGTAGACCGTCGCCCAAGTCTTTTTTACGCACACGCAAGTTTTCGAGAGGGGGTTAAACCAAAAATGGGAGCAAGAGGACCAACGAAAAAACCGGCAGAGCTGGAGGAACTACACGGCAATCCCGGACATAGAAAAACTGAAAACAGATTGCAATTTTCAAAACCGGAAAAAGTTCCGTCACCGCCGGTGTTCCTAAATAAAATTGCAAAAAAAGAGTGGAAACGATTAGCACCGATTGTATTCAATGCCGGAATGCTGACGGATGCAGATGTAGGAACATTTGCCGCATACTGCGATTCATATGCACAGTGGGTATTAGCTGAAAAGGCGATACAGGCAAAACAACCGGACAAAAATTCTCCTGCACCGCTGACGTTTATCACCGCCAAAGGGTATGAACAACAAATACCTGAAATCAGCATTTCAAACACTGCAAAAAAACAAATGCTGACGTTCGCCAAAGAGTTCGGATTGACACCGTCATCAAGAGCCGGAATGACAAACCCGGTAGAAACCGAGGACAAAAAAGCAAGTATTATGGAATTCATCAGCAAGAAGAACAGGAGTGCGTAAACTATGGATTCGGTAACATCATATGCGAAAAAAGTCGTAGCTGGCAAGATTATTGCAGGTGATTCGGTAAAAAAAGCGTGCAAGCGACATCTGAAAGATTTAAAAAAATCTAAAAGAAAAGATTATCCGTACTACTTTGATGCAGAGCAAGCAGAATATTGTTTTGCATTCGCTGAAAATTACTGCCGACACAGCAAAGGAAAGTGGGCAGGCAAGCCACTGATATTAGAAGATTGGCAGAGATTTGTTGTAGGTTCTATATTCGGGTGGAAGCGTAAAGATGATGATACACGCCGATTCAGATATTTTTACATTCAGGTGGCACGAAAAAACGGAAAATCTACGTTAATGGCGTTCATCGGACTATATGTCATTGTTTGTGACGGTGAAAACGGTGCTGAAATTTATTCGGCAGCAACCAAAAAAGACCAAGCACGAATTATATTCGATGAGGCTAAGAATATGATTGGGAAGTCACCGGAACTACGAACTATACTGACAACGTACCGGAACAACATCACTTTTGACGCACAATTATCAAAATTTGAACCGCTATCGTCAGACAGTGAAACTCTGGACGGTTTAAATGTGCATTTGGGATTGATTGATGAGTTACACGCACACAAAACAGGTGATGTGTACAATATTTTGGACAGTGCGACAGGTGCAAGAACACAGCCATTAATCGGAACAGGAACGACCGCAGGCAGAAATCCAAACTGTTTTTGTAAGGAATTATATGACTATTACAAAAATATTTTGAATGAAACGGTTGAGAATGAAGATATTTTCATTTACATAGCAGAATTGGACGAAAATGACGATTGGACAGATCCGCAGAATTGGATAAAAGCCAATCCGAATATGAATGTCAGTGTCAACCTAAAAGATATGGAAAGTGTTTATACTGCATCTAAAAATATTCCGTCAAAATTGAACGAATTCAAGTGTAAAAAACTGAATATGTGGGTTACTGATACCGCTTCATGGGCGAATATGGAGCAGTACAACAAACCACCGACTTTGAAAATCACCAAAGAAGATTTAATCGGTAAAAAGTGTTATGCCGCAGGCGATTTGTCTGTGCGTAACGACTTGGCAAGCGTCGTTTTTGAATTTCCACTAAGTGACGGATATTTCGCAGTGTTGCACCATGATTTTATACCGGAAGATAAGATTTTTGATAATTCACAGAAACATCACATTGATTATCAACGGTATATTGATATGGGATATATAACGGCAACGCCCGGCAATGCAGTTGATTTTGACTATATCGAAGATTATATTTTGAGGATGCGTGAAAAGTATGACATTTTGGAAGTCTGCTTAGATCCGTGGAACGCAACGCAGTTAATGTCACATCTGATTGACGAGGGTATGAAAGTGGTTGAAGTCAGACAAGGATTTAAAACATTGTCAGAGCCAACCAAGGAATTGGGGATAACGATTGAAGACCGTAAATTAATACATTTTGATGATCCGATGTTGAAGTGGGCGGTTGGAAATACCGTAGTTACGTTTGATGAAAACGGTAATGTTAGACCAAATAAGGCGAAAAGTATCAATAAAATTGATCCTGCAATGGCACTGATAATAGCACACACCAGAGCATATACACATGAATTGAATTATGTTGATGTCAACGCAATAGCAGCGGCACAACTGGCAGAATATGAAGAAATGTTGAGAGGTCAGATATAATGAAATTTTTTAACAGAATAAAATCGGCATTTTATGCACTGACACATGATACAACGACAATATCATTGTTAGATGAACGATTTTGGACGCAGTACGGCAGTATACGGAACAGTAAACTGTCGGAAGTGACATATTTCACCTGTCTAAAAACGTTATCTGAGGCGGTTGCAAAACTGCCGTTAAAGATGTATCAGGAAACAACGAAAGGTGTCAGCAAGGCAAAAAATTCAGCATTATACAATGTGCTGAAAGTACGACCGAATAAGAATATGACTGCAACAACGTTTTGGGCAACAGTTGTAACGGTGATGTATCATTACGGAAATTGTTATGTATATATCGCACGGAACAAAGAGCCTGAGTTGTTAATATTGGATAACCGATATATGACAGTCTATGATGACAATGCGAAGTTAATAGATGATAACGGCGGAGTTTGGTATATATATTCCGAACCGGTAACCGGAAAGGTATATAAATTCAGCACTGATGAAATATTGCATTTTAAAACATATATGACGTTTGACGGCATTATGGGGTTGGCGGTTAAGGACGTTCTGGCATTAACAATAGACGGTGCAATGGACAGTCAGAAATTCATCAAGAATTTATATGAAACAGGTTTAACAGGCAAAGTCGCTGTTGAATATACGGCAGATTTAAACGAGGAATTACGAAAAAAATTAATCAGCACTATTGAAACGGCTGCGTCAGCGAACAGTGCATTAACGTTTATTCCGATTCCTGCCGGAATGAAATTAAATCCGTTAAATTTGAAATTGACAGACGCACAGTTTTTGGAATTGAAAAAGTATACGGCATTACAGATTGCCGGAGCATTCGGTATAAAACCAAATCAATTAAATGACTATGAGAAATCAAGCTACGCAAACAGTGAAGCACAGCAACAAGCATTTTTGACCGACACAATGTTAGTTATCCTAAAGGGTTTGGAAGAAGAATTGGCAAGTAAATTGCTTACATCGGAAGAACTTCAGCAAGGATATTTTTTCAAATTCAATGTTGATGTCGTGCTACGAGCGACATTTTCACAAAGAATGGAAGGCTATGCGAAAGCCAGACAGAACGGCTGGTTATCCGCTAATGATATACGCAGTAAGGAAGATATGCCACATATTTCCGAAGACGAAGGCGGTAATGCATACCTAATTAACGGCAATATGATACCGTTAAAAGTTGCTATGGAAGGAGGAAGTCAGAAAAATGTCAAGACACAGGAACAAGAAACAGAATAGTTTTAACTGTTATATCCGAAATCAGACCGATAATTCAGCCGATATATATTTTTACGGCGATATTGTCGGGAATGACGGGGATAAATGGTGGGGAAATGATGATAAATGCCCATCTGACGTAGCCACACTGTTGAAAGAATGTGAAAATGTCAGTCAGCTGAATATCTATGTAAATAGTAATGGCGGTGATGTATTTGCCGGTAATGCTATTTATAATATGCTGAAACGACATAAAGCACACAAAACAGTGTATGTTGACGGCTTGGCGGCATCTATTGCGTCTGTCATTGTTATGGCAGGTGATGAAATCATTATGCCGGCAAATTCCTATTTGATGATCCACAAAGCGTGGACGTATGCAATGGGAAATGCCAACGATTTGCGTGAAACAGCGGACAGATTGGAAAACATCGAACAAACGATTGTTGATACATACATGGAAAATGCCGCTGAAAATATCACCGAAGATGACATCAAACAGAAAATGTCTGATGAAACGTGGTTGTCAGCAAAAGATGCGGCGGAATTATTCCCACGAATACAGGAAGATGAAAACATAGATGTGGCAGCGTGTATTTCGTCTATAACCTACAACAATATTCCTAAAAATGTCGTTGTCAAAAATGATGACGAAGATGATGAGGAAGAAGATCCGGACGAGGAAGAACAGAAAGAACAGAAAGAAAAAAACAGTAACGAATTGGATATGTTAGACAATTTCGTATTTATGGAAGGAGCAATAGAAAATGAACAAGAAGATGCGTGAATTACTAGCAAAAATTAAAGAGAAAAATTCACAAGCAAGAAATTTTCAAAATGAAGGTAAGGTTGATGAGGCGAAGCAACTAATTGACGAAATCAAGGATTTGCAAACATCATACGAAAATGAAAAAGCATTATTTGAAATGGAAAGGAACAAAGTACCGGAAGAACCAAAGAACAAAACAACAGCAAACGGTTTTTCTGTTATGGCAAAGATTGCACTAAGAAAAAAATTGACCGAAGCGGAAAATGCATTGGTTACAGGCACAAACGGTACAGACGGTGAGAATTTCCTAATTCCTGAAGATGTTGATACAACAATCAGAGAATTAAGAAAGACATATATGTCAGCAAAAGATTTGGTAACAGTAGTACCGACATCATCATTGACAGGTAGTTTTGTATTTGAAAAGGGCGTTCCGACAGGTTTGGCAGATTTTGAAGATGGCGATACAATCACAGAAGGCACTAAACCATCATTTGAACAGAAAAAATTCCAAGTTACACACAAAGGTAAGGTTTTCCCTATTTCAAATATACTATTGGAATCGGAAAAGGCTGGTTTGACATCATACCTAAATAACTGGTTTGTTAAAAATTCAATCATCAGTGAAAATACAGACATTTTCACAGCATTGCAAAACGGTAAAACGGCAAAGGCAATAAAGGGATTAGATGAATTGAAATCATCAATCAACAAAGATTTGGACCCATCCGCCCGAATCGGTGCAGTTATTGTCACAAACCAAACAGGATTTGACATTATGGACAGTGAAAAGGACGCAGTCGGCAGACCAATTTTAAAGGAAGACTATGTAACACCGACACAAAAGTTGTTCCAAGGACTACCTGTAATTGTGTTCCCAGATGCACAACTGCCAAACACCAAAGCAGGACAAGCACCGATTTTCTACGGAAATCTTAAAGCCGGTTGTTATTTCATTGATAGGAAAGGTTATCAGTTTGCAGTATCAACTGAATATCAATTCGGTGCAAATATGACAACTATGCGTGTGATCGAAAGCTATGACGTCATTCAGGCAGATAGTTCTACATACATCTACGGAACAATAACGGCAGCAGGAAGCAAGGCTGTAACGACAAAAGTAGCTGCGTAATGAATGGGAGGGGTGAAGAATGTCCCTAACATTAGACGAAGTAAAGAATTTTCTGCGATTAGATACATCCGATGATGATACATTGTTGGAAATATACATATCAACGGCGGAAGAATACGTCAAATCAGCATGTGGTAGGCAGGTAGATCTGGACAATCCCAAAGCACATACCGTAATGCTGATGTTGGTGGGCGACTATTACGAAAACCGTAGTCCATACGGACAGACAAAGTATAGTCAGAATGTTTCAACTATGCTAATGCAGTTACAGTTGGAAACGCCACAAGATACTGATGATGAGGTGAAAGAATAATGGATTTTGCAAAGCTAAGGCACAAAGTTGTATTTTTAAAGCCGTCAACATCAGAAATAAACGAACAGTCAGAGCAAGTTATCGGGTGGTTTCCGTTCCACCCGGTGACAAAGACTGCAAGTGATGATGTATATTCTACGCAAGACGGCGAAATCTGTTTTAAAAGCGGAGTTTTAAGCGGTTTAAATAATGTGTTTGCCAATTACGGTGTTCGTGCATATGTTTCGCCTGCAACAGGCAGGGAATATGATGAATCGCAGAAAATTAGAGCAGAAACAACATACAACGTGGTAACACGTTATTTTAACGGCATTGAAAGTAATATGAAAATTCTGTACGGTGCAAAGGTATTTGACATAGTATCCGTATTGGATATAAATGAGAGTCACAGGGAATTAAAAATCGTATGTTCAGAGGTGGACAGATATGGCAAGAGCGAATAAAGATGTATTCGGTTTTGATGAATTGGAAAAATCGTTCAAACGTTTTGAAAAAAACTATCCGGACAAAGCAGATGCACTTTTAATGGCACAGGGACAAGCAGTCAATAGAAAGACAAAATCGCTTTCGCCCGTAAAGACGAAAAAGCTCCGCAATTCGTGGCGATTAAAGAAAGTCAAACTATACAAGGGTGGAACAGTTCGAGTTGTGCGAATACAATCAGGAGCACCACATGCACATTTAGTTGAATATGGACACGAAATATATCGAGGTGGAAAGACACGAGTACGAGGGAAAAAATTAAACCGAGTAGAGTTAGCAGCAAGAGGAGTTAAATTTCTTGGTCGAGTTGAAGGTAAACTTGTACTTTATACAGCAATGAATGAAGCCAAAAATAGATTTGACCGTGAGGCAGACAAGATGTTAGATAGATTAGTGGAGGAATTTGATAATGATTAAATCACCGGATATACGCAGATTTATAGCTGAAAAAATGAAGAAATCGGGGTTTAACGTAATAGCTTCGGAAATTCAAGAGGGTTATCCTAAACCGGCAGTATTTGTCTATGTGTATCCAGCGTCGATAACAAAATCCGGAGGATATTTGGAGGATGACGTTTATAGTGTAAACATTCAGTATATTCCAAAATCTGAAATAGCACAAGAATGTGCCGAGGCGGCGGAAAAGATTCGTGAAACATTGATGTATAGCACGATTGACATACAGGACAGACATTTAACAATGGAAACAATAGAAATGGTCATTGAGGACGAGCAATTAAGCGTGTCGTTTGAGATTCCGATAACACAGTCCATTGATGAATGTGACGATTATGACAATGCAGAAACCATAGAAATGAGAGGTATATAACATGGGATTATCAACAATAAATGTAGAATTTAAAGCAGCAGCACAAACCGCTGTAAAACGCAGTGCAAACGGTACAGTTGCACTGATTTTGAAGGATGAAACCAAGGAAGATACCACATACGTTTACAGCAATGAGACGGAAGTGGTTAAGAGCCATTGGACATCAGACAATCTAAATTACATAAATATGGCGTTTAAAGGTTCACCCAAAAAGGTGATTATCGAAAGAATTGCCGCAGAAGGAAGTCTTGACGATGCCTTGAAGCGTTTGGCAAATAAAAAGTGGAATTATCTTGCCGTTCCGTCATTACAGGACAGTGAAGTTAAGACTGTGGCAGATTGGATTATTGCACAGAGAACGGCAAAGAAACCGTTTAAGGCAGTATTACCGCATTCTGTATCAAATAACATCGGTATCATTAATTTTGATACAGATGATATTAAAATCGGCACAAAAACATACAAAACAGCTGAGTTTTGCGTATATATTGCCAGTATTATTGCCGGAACTGCACTGAATGAGAGTGTAACAGGCAAAGTCATTTCAGAAATCAACAGTATTACAGAGAGTTTAACCCCCGATGCAGATGTTGATGCCGGAAAGTTAATTTTAATCAACGATGGTGAGCAGGTCGAAATTGCACGAGGTGTGAATTCATTGACAACGGTCGGAACAAATCAGACAGAGGATATGAAGTCAATCAAGATAGTTGAAGGAATGGATCTGATTGCAGAAGACATTAGAACAACATTCAAAGAAAACTATATCGGCAGAAGTAACAGTATTGAAAACAAAGAACTGTTTATCGCCGCAGTGAATCAATATTTTGAAACACTGACAAAGGAAGGTGTGCTATATGACGGTTATGATCATTATGCAGAAATTGACATAGAAGCACAAAGAGAGTATTTGGCAAGCAAGAGTGTTGACGTTACAGATATGAGTGATGTTGCAATCAAACAAGCCAATACAGGCACATTTATGTTTATGGCGGCACATATTCAAATGCAAAACGCGGCGGAAGATTTGAAATTCGTTGTAAACATGTAATCGAGGAGGTAGACATATATGAGTAGAAAAATTTCAGCGCCTAACATTATTTCCGGTACACACGGCAAGGTATGGTGGGACGATTCGGCTGTCTATGAAATTTCAAGTTTTGAGGCAACACTAGATCCAGATAGAGAAGACGTCACATTCTCCGGCGATATGATTAAAGACAGCAAGCTGATGAGTGTATCAGGTACATACACAATGAAAGTACGAAAAGTATTTTCAAGAGGTAAAAAGTTTGCCGAGGCATTTATGCAAGGAAAAGACCCACGTTTTACACTAATCAGCCAATTAAAAGACCCGGACGCATATGGGGGCGGATACGAAAAGGTACAACTAACTAACTGTTGGCTTGAAAGTGTTCCACTAACAGGTGGTGAAAACGGTAAGATAGTTGAGGAAGAATACAAGGGTGGTTTTACAGGATTGAAATTCCTTGAAAGCATTGAACCGATAGAACAGGATTAAACATTTTAGGAGGATATAAAAATGACAGGACAAGAAAAACATACAAGATTGACGTTGGACGAAATGATAAGACGTTCAGAGCAAGTAAAGGAAGCAAAGAGCAAAAATAAAACAAAGGAATTGTACGTTGAAAGCCTTGACGGTACAATCACAATAACAAAACCAACAAGAAATCAAGTAAATGACGCAATGAATATGGATGCGTCTTCAGGCGAATCGGATGCATATCTGGTGTATGAATGTGTGACAGAACCGCCACTGAAAAACAAACAACTGCAACAGGCATATGGCTGCCAAGATCCATTAGATATTCTTGACAAAATATTTGAACCGGGCGAGGTAGTGAATATTTCAAAAGCTGCATTAAGTTTTGCAGGTTATGTTGACGATAGCGTTAAGGCGGTTGAAGAACTAAAAAACTAATTGAACGCAACGGTGATTTTGAGTTAATACATTACTACGTCCAACGTGGTTTTGATTGGGATAGAATTGCCGGAGCTACGGGAAATGAAAAGGCATTTTTAAGAGCCAGTATGATAAAAGCATACGAAGAAGAAGCTGAAAAGATAAAAGCAATGACAGGAGGCGGTTGATGTGGCAAAAAGTAGAAACATAGGAGCGACACTGTCGTTAAAATCTGGAAACTTCTTCGCAAATATGAAGAAAGCCCAAAATGAAAGCAATAATCTGCGTAGTACATTGAACAACACAAGCAAAAAAATTTCTGAATTAGGAGATAAAGCAAAAGTTGTTGGCAGTGCCGTTGGTAAACTTGGCAAAGGGTTAGCTATTGCCGGAACGGCAGCCGCTACCGCAGTAGGAACAATGGTAGCAAAATCAGTCAGTTCATTTGCTGATTATGAACAGCTGACAGGAGGTGTCGATACATTGTTCAAAGACAGTTCGGCGGCAGTACAGAAATATGCTAATGATGCATACAAAACCGCAGGTTTGTCAGCTAATAACTATATGGAAACAGTTACAAATTTTTCGGCATCACTGATTTCCAGTTTAAAGGGCGATACTGCAAAGGCGGCGGACTATGCAAATTCAGCGTTGGTGGATATGGCTGATAATGCAAATAAGATGGGCACGAATATGACAGACATTCAAAATGCCTATCAAGGTTTTGCAAAGCAAAATTACACCATGCTTGACAATTTAAAACTCGGTTACGGTGGCACGCAAGCTGAAATGAAACGACTGCTTAGCGATGCACAGAAACTTACCGGACAGAAGTATGATATTTCATCATTTGCCGATATTACACAGGCTATCCACGCAATCCAAACGCAAATGGATATAACGGGAACAACAGCCAAAGAGGCAAGCACGACAATAAGCGGATCGTGGGGGTCACTGAAAGCGGCGTTTGAAAATACTCTTGTCGGTTTGACAACAGGCGGAGAAATGTTTGATCAGAGTTTGGATGCACTGGTTGATTCGGCTAAGACGTTCGGGCAGAATGTTATACCGGCAATAACGGGTGCGTTAAGTGGCGTAGGTTCGTTAATTGAGAGTTTGGCTCCTGTAATTGTAGCAGAACTTCCGTCAATGGTATCCGATATACTTCCACACCTTGTTTCAGCCGCAAAGAGTTTGTTTACCGGTTTAATCAGCCAATTACCTGCATTGGGAAAGGCTGTTTTAGATGCAATACCATCAATTTTTGACGGTATGACAGATGTAATCGGTGAAAGTTCTGTAGGAAAATTAAAAGGATCGTTTGAGGGACTGAAAAATACCATAACTGATACATTTTCAAACATTGGACCAATGCTTAAAAATTTCTGTGAGGGAGGTATATCAACATTCTGTGACGCATTATCTACGGCTATGGATTTAGCCAGTGGAGCTATATCGGTAATTGAGGCATTATCTCCGGTAATAGGAGCAGTTGCAGGGGCGATAATCACATACAAAGGTGCAGTTATGTTGTGGAATGCAGCTGAAACGGCTAAAAATGTTGTTATGGGTATTTCAACAGCCGCACAATGGGCGTTAAATGTAGCTATGACAGCAAATCCGATTGGTATTGTCATTGTGGCTATCGGTGCATTGGTAGGGGCGTTTATTGTATTGTGGAATAAATCCGAAGGATTCCGAAATTTTTGGATCAACCTATGGGAAAAAGTTAAAGCGATTGTTACAAGTGCATGGGAAGGAATAAAAGCCGGATTTGAAAAGATAAAAAACGGAATATCAGCAGTCAAAGAAAAAGTGTCGACAATGTGGAACGGAGTCAAAGAAAAAACGTCAGAATTATGGGGCGGTGTAAAAAATGCTGTATCGGAAAAACTGAACAACATAAAAAGTGCATATGACGCACACGGCGGTGGACTGAAAGGTGCTACATTTGCGGCAATAGAGGGTGTCAAGGAATACTACAGGACAGGCTATGACGCAATTAATCAATTAACAGGCGGTAAGCTTGGTGAGGTTGTCAATGCAGTCGGTGAGAAGATGGAAGTCGTAAAAAGTAAATTCAGCGAAGCGTTTGGAAATGTGAAAAACACCGTAATGACTATTTTTGAAAACATAAAAAACGGCATTGTTGAAAAGATTACGGCGGCAGTTGACACAGTTAAAAATGTGTTCACTAAAATTTCTGATACTGTATCATCTGTATGGGACAAAATAAAAAGCCTGCTGAAAGCACCAAAGATTGTGCAGACAGGAACTGTTACGGTGATGGGGGTTGATACACCTATTCCAAAATTCGGATTGGATTGGAACGCCAAGGGCGGTATTATGACACGTCCAACTGCATTTGGATTTGCAAACGGCAAGATTCAAATGGGTGGCGAAGCAGGGGCTGAGGCGATACTTCCACTTTCGGCATTTTGGCGAAATTTGCAGGCATACACCGAAAACAGTCAAAAGAAAAGTCAGGGAAACAATGATATTAATATAAACGTCACCATTAATGCAGAAAATGCGAACGAAGAAGAAATGGCGGCACGATTTATAAATATAGTTGTACCTGAAATAAAACGACAGTATGCAATTTTATAAAGGAGTGAGGGAAATTGTTAGATTTTTACCTAAGCGTAAATAACAGCGAGGAGGTAGTGCATATTCCTGTCACTCCTTCCTCTTTTTCTGTGACAAATTCACAGTCGACAGAAACATTTGAATCAGCCGGATATGGCTGGATTAAAATTATAGGAAATACCGAATTGCGAGGTGTTTCGTGGGACGGAATATTCCCTGTTCATGACTATCCGTTCAGACGTGATGCGTCAATGGACGGTCAAGAATACTACGAAAAATTAAAATCGTGGCAAAAACGAAAATTGCCTGTTCGTTTAGTGATTACATCAACTGGTTTTGCAAACATCAGCATAAATATGGCTGTAGCCATAGAAAAATTAAATTTTGATGTTGGCACAACAGGTGATTTGGATTATTCGATTGAATTGGGCGAAGTAGAGCTGTTAAATGATACGGAGGATACAAATATGGCACAGTTAGATGATTTGGCGGCAAGAATGGACGCAGTCGAAAAACGGCTGGATTCATTGGAAAATGAAAAAATCTATAACTATATGGATGATAATATGCCTGATTGGGCAAAACCTACGATCCAAAAATTAATGGATAGGGGTTATTTGAACGGCACCGGTGATAATGAACTGGGATTGACTATGGACATTATCAGAATGTGCGTGATGATAGATCATGCAAACGGTTTTGAGGGTTATACCGTTGACAGTTTTCCTGATTGGGCTGCACCAACGATTGAAAAAATCAATAAAAAGGGTTATTTGTCCGGTATTGATGATGACGATTTGGGACTGACAAAGAATATGATTCGCATATTAGTTATTTTAGACAAAGCCGGAGTATTTGGTGATTAAATATGGCAAGTGGACAGGATTTAGTTAAAATTGCACAGGCTGAAAGCGGCACAAAGGAAAACGGAACGAACAACGTCAAATATAATACATGGTTTTACGGACACGAAGTAGACGGAAGTAATTATCCGTGGTGTGCGGTATTTGTTTCGTGGTGTGCGGATAAAGCAGGCATTACAACAGACATAATGCCTAAAACGGCAAGTGCCGGTTATTTTGCACATTATGCGAATCAGGGACATGGTGAGGTTTTCACCAATAAAAATCCCGAAGCAGGTGATTTGTTTTTAATAAATTACAATGGTTCGGATTGGGCGAATCATGTAGGTATAGTTGCATCGTGTGACGGTTCTAATATCACAACGATTGAAGGCAATTCATCCGATATGGTTCGATCCAGAACGTTATCAATGTCCGGATTGACGTTTGTTCATTTTAATTTGGATAGCAGTAGCGGAATGACTGCCGCTTGGACGGCACGAGAAGTACCGAATATCGGCAGGGATTTAGCCACAAAAGCATATATGGCATATCAGTTATACACTGATAAATCATCAGGCGGATATAGCTATTTATGGGGCAGTAATTCGACAACTGCAAATGGTGGACTACGAAAATACAAAGAATTCTATTGTGTAGCAATGGGTTCGTACTACGGTCCGGACGGAACATTTATCAAAGTGGAATTTGATGATGGTAAGACGATTTATTGTGTAAAGGCTGACGAAAAAAAAGACAGTGAAACAGATAGTAAACATATGTATCACGACTACCCGTTTGACCGTAATGTATTGGAATTCATTATTGACAGAACAGTTGTGCGAAATAATGATGAATTTACATCAGCATTAAATGCTGCCGGCATAAACCGCTCAGCACGAATCAAGGCAATATGGACTTCGGACAGTGAGCCAACCTACGGCGGTGCAGGAAGCACAACGGCAGAAAATGAAAAAGAATATCATTTTATCGACACAAACGAGAAAATTTCCATACATCCGACAATATTCAAACAAACACCAATGCAGTGTGACCGCCATAATGGTGGTTTAACGGTGTTATGCAACGATATTGATATATCATCATATGTGGGCGATATATCGTGGCAAAATACCAAGGATACGCTTGCAACGCTGTTTAATTTCAGTGTACCAAAGGCAGGTGACATGAAGTACATTAATATGTACAAACCACAAGAGGGCGATATTATTCGTTATAGCGGCGGTACACAAGAAGATTTTAGAGGTGTAATTATAGAAGTTGATGACGGCGATAAGTACGTTAATAAATATGTTGCCGGTGATGTGGGGCAGTACCTGAACAAAACCAGTGATACATACCAATTCACTGCAATGCGTGCTGACGACTGCATTAAAAAAATATGCGGTGATTTGTGTATTCCTATTGTGATGATACCGGAATTACCGTTATTGATTACGCAAATTTATGTGGACAAGGCGGTATCAGATGTTATTGCTGACATACTGACACTATGCGGCGGTGTACATAATTTTGATTTTGTTCCTGACGGCATCAGAATTTATAATTGTGCGGATATGGTTGTAAATCCACAATTCAGAATATCGTCAAACACCGAATTGAAAGATTCGATAAAGTATATCGGAAACGTTGAGCATAAAACCAGCATCGAGGACAGAAAAACAAGCGTAAAGGTTATTTCAGATACAGATGTTTTAACAACGCTGAAAGATGAAAACAGCATTGCACAATTCGGTTTTTTGCAAGAAGTTATCAAAGTCGGTGAAAATGAAGACGCAAAGGAAGTGGCAAAAAACAAGTTGTCGGAGCTGAACACTACAAGCGAAACATATTCCGGTGAAATTATTGAAGAACTGAACAGCTATACCAGAGCTGGAAGTGTTATCGCTATCGGTGATGAAAAGTATTTGATAAATAGCAGTCAGCACAGTATAAAACAAGGTGTGCATTACAATAAATTAGATTTGGAGCGATTATGATATGAATAACGGATATACAGAATTGGCGAAAATGCTGAAAAATTTAAACAAGGGTGAAACCTATGGTCCTGTATTCGGCAGAATAACGCAATTACCGGAGTTAATCATAACACGCAGTAACAATATACAACTGACAAAAAATCACGTTGTAAGCATTGTAAATCTGTATGAACGTGATGCCGAAGGAAGATATATTCACAACGGCAAGAAAGTTGTCCTGTTACCGTATAACAACGATAACAGTTATATTGTGTTGGGGGTGATACAAGATGGCTGATTATGTTACGACAGAACCGGCATTTGATTTTGAACGTGGTGATTTTGTTATTATAAACGGTCGTCCGAAAATGGTTGTCGGTATGGATCGACTACGAAGTTGGATAAGCAAAGTGCTACGAACACAAAAAGGACGGTACAAGATATATAACGGAACATCATACGGGACGAGAATTAAAGATACATTTGTAGGTAAAACATTCACGCATGACTATATGCTATCTGAAATTCAGCGAGAAATTACTGAAAATTTAGAGAAAAACAAGGATATTGTCAGTGTGGACGGTTTTTCGGCAAAAGTAGACGGAACGCATTTAACAGTTGAATTTACTGTTACAACAGTCTACGGAACAACGGATTTAAAGGAGGCACTATAATGGCAGAAACAATAACATCTATAACGGAACGTCTTCTGGCAGAGGTGCCGGAACAATACGATACAACCGAAGGTACATACACATATGACATTGAAAAATCTGTTGCAGTCGAATTTGACAACGCATACGACCAATTAGAAACGGTACGAAAACAATCGCACGTTTCGACTGCAAGTGGCACATATTTAGAAAAATGCGTTGCACATTTTGGTTTGTATCGAAAATCGGCAACGTATGCAACAGGAAACATAACGGTCACAGGAACAACTGGTGCAGTGTTGCCTGTCGGTAGCAAAGTGGCAGCCGGAAACGTCATGTTTACGGTGAACGATACGGTGACAATAGGTGATGATGGAACTGCATCAGCACCGGTCATATGTGATACAGCCGGAACACAGGGAAATGTTTTAGCCGGCTATATTAATCGTTTTCCAGTTACAATCAGTGGATTGCTACGGGTTACGAACGAACACGCAACCACAGGTGGCAGCAATGACGAAACAGATACACAACTGCGTGAACGATATAATGAATATATATCTCGACCCGTCACAAGTGGTAACAAATATCAATATATATCGTGGGCAAAATCCGTTCCGGGAGTAGGTGACGCAAAGTGTATTCCGCTGTGGAATGGACCGGGGACGGTCAAAGTCATCATTGTTGATACAGAAAATCAAATAGCTCCTGCGGAATTGGTAAAAAAAGTCAAAGAATACATTGACGATTTAAAACCAGTCGGAGCGGATTTGACAGTCGGTACAGCGGAAGAAATTGCAATCAATGTTTCGTGCAAAATCGAAATGACGGGAAATGTCACAGAGAATATCAAAAAAAATATATCTGAATATTTGACGAAAATTTCGTTTTCAAAGGGTTATGTATCCTATGCGAAAATAGGACAGGCTATTTTGAATACTGATGGTGTAACCGACTATACGAATTTGACAGTTAATCAATCTACAAATAATGTCCCGATAACTGAAACACAGATTGCAGTGTTGGGGGTGTTGAAAATTGACTAACATTGAAAATCTGTTGCCGAAATACTATAAAAATTCAAAATATATACACGGATTATTACATCCATGTGATGTTGAATTTGATAGATTGTACGATAAATTGGATAGAACATTGAAAAATCTATCGGTTGATGACGCTGATGAAACAGGCATTCACGATTTTGAAACAGATTTTTTAATACCGTTGTCTGATGATACGTTGGAATTACGGCGTAGTAAAATCAAAACAAAATTTTTACATACGGCAACTACAACGTTTGAAAATCTGCAAAATATAGTTCGTGCATATGATAACGGTGCGAGTATCAGTGAAGATAATCCCAATTACAGAATAAAAATTCAAAGTTGCAAACCATTATTACTGCAAGAAATTTTAAACAGTGTCAATGAAATCATTCCTGCACATATTGCTACCACTATTGAATTAGATGAGCAACAGCCACAGGAACAAAAAACTGCTGTTGTCTGTATATGTGCAGTGTCAAAAACCTATGAAACTGTTGGATTTGATAATAATGTGGCTGATGATGGAATTATAAATTGTGCTAATTTTGAAAAATTTGCAGTGATTGACGGTTGTTCCGGTGAACAAATTCAAATGGCAAAATACCGCACATTTGAAGAAATGCAACAAATTGATTATGAAACTGCGAAAAATAAAACGTATGCAGAGCTATTGTACAAGGGGGAGTAAATATGGCAGAAGAAAAAAAGATTGAGGGTTTTTCAAATATAAAATTTACGGCATCCGGTTTGCTGCTGGAAGCAAAATTGAAAACAGGTGTACCGCTGAAGATTACCCGTGCAGTTATCGGTACGGGGTATTTAGATGACGGTGAAGACGTAGCAAATTTGACGGCACTGAAATCTGAAATTGAATCGCATCAAACCGGAGTAACGTCATCATCTGCAACAGTTGATATTACAAATGTGTCTGTTGTGGCAGCCGGAATGACTAATTTGCGATTAAAAATAAAAAACGGCGATACACCGTTTTATCTGCGTGAAATCGGTATAATGGCACAAGACCCTGACTTGGGTGAAATTCTATATTTGTACACAAATTGCGGTAACGGCGCACAGGCATTCCCTGTGTTTGATGGTAGCAACCATGTGTACAGAACGATTGATTTTTTGAATATTATATCAAATGCGTCAGATATAAATGTGAATGTCACATTAAAAAATGAGGTTACTCGTGAAGATTTTGAAACACACCGAACTGTAACGGTATTAGACCACCCAGACGGTAGCGTCACATCTGAAAAATTGGCTGATGATTGTGTTACCACAGAAAAATTGGCAAGTGATATTCGTAGAAAATTTACAGACATAAATAGTAGCATTAATCAACTTAATTCGGCAATTAAGTTAATTAATACTGCTGTGTCAACTACCTATTTGAAATATTTCTTTAGTGCCCAAATGTCTGATTGTGATGATATTACAGATTGGGATTGCGCATCATATCAAGAATATCAAACTAATGGGTATTCAAGCAGCAGTGTTCTAAAATTAACCGATAAATCTGTTGTATTACCGACAAAAAGTGAGAATCCTATATTTTTTGTTTCATATTGTACCGATAATGATGATGAAATAGAAATTGTACAAGAATTGCTGTATAGCAATGGCAATAATTATGTGCGTAGAAAACAGTTGTGGTATTACACATCGGGTGTAACTGCAAAACCTAAATGGACAGAATGGATGTCCGGTGGCGCAATTCGTATTTTGGAAGGTGATGTATAATGGCAACGACAACAGAAAAAGGATTTCAAATACCGGGATATGCAGACAAGGCAGACGTTCCCGGAATGGTAAAAGACAATGTAGAAACTGCGGAAGAACATCTGAAAGCTATTTCAAAATCAATGTCAGACATATCATCTAATATTAATTCATTAGACAGTACACTGCAAATAATGAATGCACAGTTAGGCACAATGTCAGAGACTTTAGACGAAGTAAATGGCGTGACGGAGGAAACATCATGACGATTTGTGAAAAATTCAAATTAATGATGGCATCATTTGCGGATATTAAAGCGGCTATCATTGAAAAGGGTGTCACCGTTACAGGTGGATATTCGGAATATGCTAAAAATATACGCAAAATATATTCTGATGAAAATTACACACCAGAATATCAATATCCTACCGAAAAACCGCCGATAATGCAGTATTTAATTAATCTGTATAATCGTATAACATTCTGCTATGCGGTTAAGCAGGAAATACGACAGGCAATTATAGACGGCGGCGTTGATGTTCCTGATGATACCCCTTTTTCAGAATATGGCGATAAAATTCGTCAAATACAGCGTTTTGAGATTACGACAAGTAATTTGTATTTGGGCGAATATAAGACGGAATGTAGAGGACAATTAACTGCACAGGGCGGAAGTCCACCGTACTCTTGGGAACAAACTTGGGGTTCCAATATTCCGGGTATCACAATGACATCAGACGGAACTATATCAGGAACACCAATGCAAACAGGCGGCTATAATTGGGGTGTTCAAATGACTGATAGCAACGGAAAAACACTGTCCAAAGATATTTTAATCAGTGTCAGACCTAAAACGTTGAATTTCAAGCAGACTGGAGAACGTTCATTTTTATATGACGGTCAACCGCATACAATCACGGCAGAATGTATTAATGACAGTGATGTTGAATTTGAAATTTATTTCAACGATAACGGCAGTGATGTTTTGAGCATGACAAAATGCGGTTCAAACAGAGGATATGTACGAATTACATCGGCGGATAAGTCGTGTTACAGAATAGGTGAATGTGATTTGTATATGTCAATATCAGCGAATGCTGTTAATGTAACATCAGATAAAATCCAATCGGTAAAATACGATGGACAGCCACATAGTTTCAATGTTGAATTGTCAAAACAATGTGACGTGAATGTGAAATATAAAACGTATTCTGCGAATGATGATACATTCAATGTGAACGAGGATGAATATACAACGGTTTCACCCACCGAGATTGGGAAATATCGTGTATATATATCGTCATCATCATACGGATATATCATTCGTGACACATATGCAGGATACAATAAATATTTCGGCATTTTGAATATTACGGAGGGGTAGCATGAGCAGGTATTTTAAATTTGTATGGGCTGGCATGTTTCTATGCCCTGCATCAATATATTGGGTGATGTTGGGATTGGTTATCATTATTTTTGCAATAGGATTAATTACGAATAGAATGGTTGATGATCCGTATCGCGAAGCAGAGCAACAGTATAAAATCACTGTCGGTTATATTATTGAAAACGGTAAATCAGTACCGTATAAAATATTTTATACGGACGAGCAAACCAACAAACGCACAGAAATTCCGTCTAAAAATGTGACAATTCAGCATATTAGCGATAGCATTTATGAAATTTATGTCCGTATCAAACGACAGGACGGTGACGGCTATGATTATGCCATAGCGAAATTGAAAAAAATTTCGGATACTGAATATAGAACAGTCAAAGTTGAAGTCGGAAGGGAAGTGATATAATGCGTAAAGGCAGTACAATAGCGGCAGTTGTAAGTAGCATATTCCCGACAGTATTATTTATATTATTGGGATTGAAAGCTGACTGCACTGCAGTGTATTTCATTGGTTGCATTGCATTTTCAATTATTGATTTTATCAATATGTCTGCGGTTTGTGCCTACAAAGAACGACAGCTGAAATACAAAAACAGTGAGGTGCGGAAGAAATGCAAAAAATCATAAATAGACTGAAAAAAATGGGGTTATCGGCTACACAGATAATATTTAATCTGGTTACATCGGGATTGATATGCTGTACTACAGTATCAGGACATAGTATGATGCCGACAGTGCATGACGGTGACAGGTTGCTGTATAATCCGTTTTTCAAAAATGTTGAACGTGGTGATGTTGTAGTTATTTCGCATGGCGGTGATATGTTGATTAAACGTGTTATTGCTATTGGCGGTGACCATTTGACGATTAGCACATATGGCAGTGTAGCAATAAATGGCGAATGGCAGAACGAAACATACATAAATCCGCAAGAACAATCAGGCGAAAGCATTGACGTTACAATCCCTGAAAATGAATTGTGGGTAATGGGCGACAACAGGGGACACAGTTTAGATAGCCGTAATTTCGGTACTGTGAAAATGGGTGACGTGGCAGGAGTAGTGATAATACGGAAAAATGGAGGCAATGATGGAAAATGAACAAAAAGAAATGTGGGAACGTCTGACGGCGGTGGAGCAGTCCACGAAGTCGGCACACCACAGAATTGACACGTTGGACAAGTTGACTGAAAGCGTCCACATCATAGCTACGGAAACAAAGGCTATGCGTGAAGATGTGAATGACATCACGGAACGTGTGGACGAAATCGAAAAGAAACCTAACAAACGATATGAAACAGTAATTACTGCTGTTATTACGGCATTAGTCGGCGGTTTGATAGGTTATTTTATTAAAATGTTGGGTTTTTAGTATTTTAAAATTAGGAGGTATGTAAAAATGAAAGAATGGATTAAATGTGCAGGTATTCGTGCAATAAAAACAGTAGCACAAACAGCGATTGCGACAGTAGGCACTGCTGTCGCGTTGGGTGATGTCAACTGGGTAATGGTTGCGTCAGCGGCGGCTTTGGCAGGCATATTATCGCTGCTGACATCGGTTGCCGGCTTGCCGGAAATTAAGGATTGAGGTATAAACAATGGATATTCAAATCAAACAGGGTCCGCAGTGCCACACGTCTAATTGCTACACATATAGGAATGGCGATATTAAATATATCGTCATTCATTTTACGTCAAATAACGGCGATACGGCATTGAACAACTGCAATTATTTCAGCGGTGCAAATCGTGGTGCGTCTGCACATTATTTTATCGGCGATGACGGAATATATCAATCTGTACCCGATAAATGGGCGGCGTGGGCTGTCGGTGGTACAAAAATTTACAAACACCCGTATTGTAGGAATATGAACAGTATTTCGATTGAAATGTGCAGTCGTATCGGTGCGGACGGTAAATACTATATTCGTGACGGAATTGTGGAACAGACAATTAAATTAACACGGTATTTGATGAATAAATACGGTGTGCCGGCACAGAATGTGCTGCGTCATTATGACGTGTGGGACAAACAATGTCCAGAGCCATTTGTGCGTAAACCGGAATTGTGGAAAAAATTCAAAAGAAAATTAAGTGAAAGCGAGGAACTAACTATGGAACAGTATAATGAATTAAAATCATTAATTGAAAAACAGGCGGCGGCTATATCGGCGTTACAGGAAGAAAACAAGCAGCTAAAAGCAGTTTTACAAAATACAATGGTGTATGATTATGTTGATAAGAATATGCCACCATGGGCACGTCCTGCGGTGCAGGCGGCTATGGACTGCGGTGCAATTCAAGGAGATGAAAATGGTCGCCTTGGGTTGTCATATAAAGACTTAAGGGCAATTTGCCGTGAGTACAGATGTGGTATGTATGATAGATAGAATAAAAAAAGTGGCTTTTAGCCACTTTTTTATTAATCTTCAATTTCAAAGTTTATGAATCTTTCGATTTCGATTTCGTCATCATCGGTTACAACGATTTCATCATCAATAATTTCAGCGTTTAGGTTGTTGTTTCTGATTTGTTCAATTAGAAAATCTTTGTATAGTTCGATTGCTTCTGCTTCGCTTTCAGCAGTTACATAATCACCTGCGTAATTATCACGACTTGCTTCTACTACGTTACCGTTTTTGTACATTTCGTTTGTTACCTTAAATTTTTTCATTGTTTTGTCCTCCTAAAAATTATTATCTCTGTTTCTTTTTTTTGAGGTTTCCCTCATTTCTTGATTTTATTATACCACGAAAAAGTGTGGTTGTCAAGCTTTTTTTAAGAAAAAAATTGAAAAAAATCAAAAAAATATAAAAAGACACCAGAGGTTAATCCTCTGGTGTCTTTTCATCATATAGTTCTTCCAAAGTTACACCTAATATCTGTGCAAATTTGTATGCGGTTGAAATTTTACAGTCACCACGCTTTTCAATGTCTTCGATAGTTCGGCGATGTATGCCTGTCAATTCCGAAAACTTTGGAACGCTATAACCTTTTTGTAGCCGTATGGCTTTTAAATTTAACATATAATCCACCTCTAAAAAAATGATTTTACAAGGTAGTACAAAAAGAAACATAGTCCTAAAATATAAAATACTTTTAGGGCAATTTTTAAATATAATTTTTTCATATTGCACTATTGAAAGACTTGTGATATAATTAAATCAGAGAGGGGGAAAACCCCCATCTCTATGTAATAATGTCGATCAGAATTTTCAACCAGCCAACAATGGAAATCAATCTGATCAAGAGCTTTTCGACTACCGTAAGGAGTTTGAAAAGCTTTTTTATTTTTTCGCCTTCGTCTTTCAACGGACCTCACCTCACTTTCTATATTTATTATACCACGAAAAAGTGTGGTTGTCAAGCGTTTTTGAGAAAAAAATTAAAAAAATAGCTGATTTTATCAGCTATTTTAGTTGGGGCAATATTCTATTTCGGCATTTACAGGAGTGGGCCGTCCGACAGAAGTTGAGGGGCTTGCAACTTTTGATAAAAAAGTTATACTTTTCGGTTCGGAAGGTAATGCAAAAGTGTTTGAGTCGAAGTATAAAGAGGACGCTTTTGACCCGCAGCTTTGGAGAAAAACAAATATGCCGCATGCAGTGGTAGAGGTGGCGGACTGCAAAATGGCAGGTAAAAATACAAAGGATATAACGGTGAAACAATGCGTATATACTGTTGAAAAAGGTACAATGGAACCAGTGGTATAAATTTGAAGAACGGTTTAAACGAAAAATTTAAACCGTTTTTTATTTTGTGGAATATATTGACAACTGTTGTCGAAAATGATATAATATTTTTAATTATTATTATATAATTTTGTATATCTGTAATAAAAACTTAAATCTGTTAAGCGAAAGGATGAGGGGAATGAATTCAAGGAACAAATTAATCGCTGTTTGCGTTATATGTGCGGCAGTTGCATTGCTGTCTGTCGGCGGAGTTGTTTTTGCATATCAAAAGTATGCGTCAACATTCAATAATGCAAGCAACGGAAATGTAAGTTTAAACAGCATTAATGAAGGTATGTCATATACAATTTTAGATGACGGTACGAATGTTTATGAAAATCCCGATAAAGGCTCGGCAGTGCTTATGCAGACAAAAGCAAATGAAACGGTAAGCTTTTTGGCACTTGCACATGGCGGTTTTTATAAGATAAGAGTAAACGGAGTGGACGGATATGTGTTGTGTGACAAGGTTGTCGATAAAACTCTTGCAACACCGGCACCGACAGAAAATCCGACAAAGGTTATGTACATTGTAAATGTGAATGAAAGCGTAACATTGAGGAAAACTCCGGACCAAAACGGTGAACAGATTACCACAATTCCTCTTGGCACGCAGGTTGAATTTGTAAAAAAGGAAAATGATGATTTTTCAAAAATTAAGTATGGCGGACAAGAAGGCTTTGTAATGACAAAGTATCTTACGGAAGACGCGAATATTGCAATTCAACAGGCAGGCAATAAAAATGCCAAACCTGCTGAACCGGTGCAACATGCGACAGGCTCGTCTGATGTATCGGTTAAATTTACAATGTATGTTTTTAATGTACAGAACTCAATATATTTAAGAAAGTATGCGGAAGAAAATTCGGAAAATATCTGTACAATCCCTTGGGGTGAACCTGTCGGATATATTGAGGATGTTACAAACGGTTTCTACAAAATAAAATACAAGGGACAAATCGGTTATGCCAAAGCGGAATATTTGACATCAACAGATCCTCATGTCTACACAGGCGGAAATCCGATTTATCATATTTCAGGAGTGCAAAATTCGGTGTATTTAAGAAAAACACCGTCAGAGCCGGCGGAATACGTTTGTGAAATTCCTGTCGGAGCGGCAGTTGAATATCTCGGCTCGTACAACGGATATGATAAGGTTTATTATAACGGTATGGTCGGATATGTGACAAGTGCATACGTCAGATAGGGGGATAATGATATGAACAGAGAAGATTATAATTTTGATCCAATGACCGGTGAAAAGGTTATTAAAGATGACTATAATTTTGATCCAATGACCGGTGAAAAAATTATTAAAGATGACTATAACTTTGATCCAATGACCGGTGAAAAAATTGTAAAAACAAATGAACAATCTCAACAATTTAATTCTGAGGGGTATCAACCAAACAATAAAATCGCTATTATTGTAATTGTGGTTGTAACGGTTATATTTTTGGCGGTTGCGTCAGGCTTTGCGGGATACTTTTTGGTAAGCGGACACAATCAAGGACAAAAACCTGCCAATCCGATTTTGACGTCGGAGGCGATAAAGTGGTCGGCGGTAAAGCTGAATGACGGTGAAATACCAAATACATATGAAAATAATATGCCGTCGGCTGAGATAAAAGGCGTCGGAACGAAATCAAGCATAATCAATAAATTGAGAGAAAATACAGATAAAAGTCTTGGTTCACTTCAGGTTTCAGAGATTGACGGCGGTGTAAAGTATTATACTCTCGAAGATCAAATTCTGAGAATAGATATTCCGTCAGGTGTAAACGGTTTTAAGTATAATCGAATTTATTATTTTAATAATGATGTATTGTATTTTGGACTTGTTTATTCGGCGGCAAATCAAAACAATTTGTATTTTTATCAAGGCGAAATGTACAGATATATAAATGAAAAGGGCGAAATGAAACAAAATGAGTTTAAAGATGATGTCTTTAAAACTTTAGGAAATTTTGCTCTTAACGAGGCATATTCTTTTTATGATTATAAGACAGGTGTAAAGAACGACAGAAGATAAAATGTGAAACAGGTAAGTCTATTTTAAATAAGGCTTACCTGTATATTTTTTTATTAAAGCAGTAGAAAATATTATAGCGTTCTGATATAATTATTATAAAAGAACGTGATATTATTGCGTTTAAGGGAGGGATAAATATGAAAAACTATGGGAAATTAATATCAGTAATTGCGGTGCTGATAGGTTTGTTTGTTATGTCGGTGAGTGTTTCGGCGGCAGACTTGGCAATTATTGTAGTGGATGGCAAAGCAGTTGTCGGAAACGGTACATCGGGTGTTGCGATTGTTGCATCGTATAACGAGGACGGAAAACTTACAAAGGTTGTGAAAGAGTATGTGACGGAAAGCAGCAGTACGGTGCTTAATGTAAAAAACGGCGACAAGGTTATGTATTGGGACGGATTAGAAACAATGAACCCGCTTTCAGATGCCGTTACGGTAACAGATGTCATTTCGGACGAAGATAAAGAAACCATATATGAGGCGGCGGTCGATAAAGCACTTCGTGAGGCTCTCGGCAAAAATAAGGGCAAGGATATGACGGAACTTCAAAAAGCATTGGCACTTCATGACTGGCTTGTGATGAATTGTCAGTATGATGTGACGACATCAAGACCGAATGCACACACTGCGTACGGTGCGATTGTAGAGGGTTATGCCGTTTGTGACGGTTATGCTAATGCATATAACGACCTACTTGGCAGAGTCGGAGTGACGGCAACGTATGTGTTGGGAAGAAAACCGCTACATTTGGGTGAGGATCCGCAACTTCATGCTTGGAGCTGCGTTACAATCGGCGGAAAAAAATATCATGTTGATGTTACGGCAGATGACCCTGTTCCCGATTTGCTGGGCACAGTGAGTCGTGGGTACTTTTTAGTAAGTGATACTGTATTGAACAGAGCCGAATATGGAGATTATGCTACGCATTGTACGGATACGACTTATGAAAAATATGATATGTTTACCGGTTTTTATATGCAATTTATATGGAATGATGATATTCAGAAATTCTACTATATTGATATGGACAAAGTGAAAACTACTTCTGATTTTACAGAAACACTTATACCTTCATCAGAAGAAAACGGAGCGAAACCGACAAGCTATATTATAACTGAGGACAGCAAATATATTTGTTTCTTTAGACCGAGCTTTGTAACGAGTCAATCCACAGTGTATCTTTATAGCTTTGAAACCGATAAATATTATACATATGCAATCAAGAATATTAAAGATGTTGTTTTCTGCCGAATAAGACAAAAAGGAAATAATATTGAGGTTGTAAGAGATTATTATAAAAACAATATGCCTTATATAGTGAATGTGGTGAAGACTATTCCGCTTCCGAATGATATAAGGGAACGCAATGTTACATTTGACCCTAATTATAGTGGCGGAAACATAACAAGCTGCAAATACATTAACAACTATTGGACAGACGGCGAGCAGGCGTTTGCCGATTTGACAAGAAATAATTTTGCGTTTGGCGGTTGGTATACCGAAAAAGGCGGCGGAACAAAGATTGAAAACTTTGAAGAAATTTCCGGTGATGATGTAACGCTTTATGCTCATTGGTGGGGGGGCTTGGAGTATATCCGAAGACCCGACACTGACCGAAAGCGGAAAAGCAGTGCGTTCGCTTGAGGGGTATCCGAACGTGACGGAAGAAATAACAATTCCGAATTTATCAGATGAATCGGTGTGGACAAAAAAGTATACAAAACCGGCAACAATGACAGAAGAAGGTTATGAGCTATATACCTCTGAATATGGTAATGTGAAGATAACATTGCCGAAGAAAGATTGGGAGTATGGTATTACTTATAAAGACGGCAGCGTTTATATTACCGTTACGGAAGAAGCCTCTTATATAGTCAGATTTAAGTGCGGAGATAATGTCGGAGACAGAAAAGTAATCACAAACGGTGCAGGCGAATATAGAGTGATGAATCCAAAGGATTTTACACCGATCGGAACTGTTACTGCAACTCTGTATGACATCGAAATGAATGAACTTGCCACGGTCGAATATGAAGTGGAATAAGATTTAGAATGTGAAACGGTTTAAACGAAATGTTTAAACCGTTTTTGGTTGTAAGATATATTTGGAATAAAAGCTAAAAATCTACAAAGCGAAAGGATGAGGGAAATAAATTTAAAGAATAAATTATGAAGTGTTTAAACATTGGGAATGTTGCTCTCGGCAGACGGAAGAACAAGATATACATTGCAGTCGGAAGTAGAAGCGTATCAAGGAGTAGGCTGGTATACCGAGCTGGTAGTAGTGATGTATGCGGCAGACGGAAGAACGAGATATATATTACAGTCAGAGGTTGAGGCATACGAAAAAGTAGGCTGGTATAGAGAGCAGGTAGTGCTAATGTATGCGGCAGACGGAAGAACAAGATATATGTTGAAGTCAGAGGTAGATGCATATAAAAAAGTAGGTTGGTATACCGAACCGTATACTCCGCCGAAAACTAATAGTAGCTCAAGCGGAAGTTCAAGCGGTAGCTCATCATCAAGCGGCGTTGTACGCGGTTCAACAGTATATGTAACCCCATCGGGAAAGAAATATCATTACAGCGCAAGCTGTGCTGGCAAAAACGCAAGAGCAACCACCCTGTCAGCAGCACAAGCCAGCGGCAAAGGTCCTTGCTCAAAATGTGCAAGATAATATGAATATAAAGGCAAGCCTTATTTAAATAGGCTTGCCTTTGTTATTGTAATTCCAACATTCGAAGTTGATCATTAATATCGGAATTGTGTCTTGAACTTGCCGGATGATAATCATTTATTATTTTTTCATGTTTTATGCTTAAATTATTTAATGTCCCTCCTGTGCCACCACATACTATAATATACGGATTAATAATTTCTATTTCTTTTAAAATATAGCAATGATACTTCGCGACATAATGCTTTAGATGTGCGAAGTTTGTCAAATCGAATCCGCCAAGAGAAGGGGCATAGTCTTGGATTAATAGCATAAAACAGTCTACCAATATATCCCTCTCACTTTCGCTCAATTTAGATAGTTGTATTTTAATTAGGCTTATTTTAACGCTTCATAGCAAAAATAAATGACAAAATATGTGCAACATATAGGATTTATAATCTACGATTTAATACGTTCTATAATCTCAGATAACTTATATTGTGAATCTTTGTTAATTTCCGGCTTTATAATATTAGGATTAAACATATCTTGTATCATTCTAGAAATAGATTTAGATGAAAGATTGTTATGGGTATTATAATCATCTATATTATATGGTGAATATAATGCTAAATATATCGCATCTATTGTTTCTGCAATCTCTGTACTATCTGTATAATTGTGATAAATACATAATTTACTCAATATACTTGCAATTGTATATTGCACATGTGCTTGAGATATTAGTATTTTTTCATTTCCTATTTCTTCATAGTTATTTCTCATCATGTCATGTGAAATTTTAGACATTTTCAGAGCACTGGTTAAATATTTTTCAGGATCAGTATTATTATGATAATCTGAAAAACGGAAATAACATTTAGCATTTTGGTGTAAAAATTGAGCATCATTTGCTAATATTTTATGTAGTTCTTTATATAGATATACAGTTAATGGTAACTGGCCTCTGGATTTATTAAGAAATATACGATTAATTGTATCAAATAAAATGTATTCTCTACAAACACTATGCTGTCTATATTTAGAAGAACCTGCATTATCTATCAATTTAGTAATGATATATTTATATGCATCCGATATTACTGAATAATTATTTTTATTTGTAGCAAAGTTACCTAAAGCGTTACATAGCCAATACTGTGCATTAACAATATACTTTATTGTTGATAAATCAGTTGAGTCTTTTTCAATCTTGGTTGATAAAGTTTTGTCTATGTATGGTGAATAAAGTTTTATTGCATCTTCTATTTCACTTTCTAACCCTAGTTTTATGATGTCTAAAGAATAAATTTTTTCTTTTGTTGCTAAAACTATTAATAATGCCAATTCTTTATAGTTCATAGTTGGTAAAGGGACATATTCGAATTTTCCTTTTTTGTTCATAATTTTATTAGCTCTTATTAAATTATCAATTATAGAATATTTTTTTTGGAATATGGGCAAATCCACATATGGAAGTAAATTATTAATTAAGTCAATTTCGTCTGTATCTAATTTATTATCCAATTCATATTCTATTAAATTATTATAATTCAAGCTGGATTCCTTTATTCTTAGTTTTATTAAACCAGAAATATCATTATCACGTGTATTTAGCGCTAAAACAACATCACTGTTATTATTGCTTATAGTATCAGAATTTAATAATAATAAATCTATTTGTTCTCTACTTAATGCTCCTACGTCAAATATCATAACAGCATTTTTCATTTCAGTTAAATTTCTAAAAGCAATAGCATTTATTCTTACCCTACTATCGAAAAATAGCTTTTGTCTATCTTGAATTCCTTGATATATATTAATTAATAAATATGATTTGCCAGATACAGCTGGCCCATGGATAATATGAATTTTATGTAATTTTATATTCTCCAATATTTCTTTGCATACTGTTCGTTTGATGAAAAAATATGGAATGGAAATAGTCTGTTTTTTTAAATCATTTAAATTTTTGCAATAATAAAAATAAGAGGCATTATCATCAGGATTTTTTGAAAGTGTTCTAATAGGTATATTTTGATAATTCTCCAACTCATCCTCTGAAATTTTTGTTGATTCTATCCAAATATCTAATAGTGAATCATACATATTATCAAAAGAGTCAAAATATATTATATCAGTAATTCCAAAAGATTTATATGAAGATTCCTGTAAACGCGATGGTTTCCCTTTGACAAAAATGAACTTTCTGGTAGATGGAGCATTTTGTTGTGATATTGGTAAAGAAGAAAGTGTTTTTAAGTCTATTTCATCTTCTAAACTACATCCAAAGAAAAGAATGTTTTGGTTTATAAAATCGTTTTTTAATTTATTTAATAATGACACATTTTTTGTTAAGCTATCTGCATATTCTTTACTAGTGAAAATTTTACAATCACTATCTTCATATGTAATAATATCTTTTATGTCTCCGTGTAATTTTATTACGCATTTATTCTCGTTATATATTTCGTCATATACTTCACGATTAGATATTATTACAAAATTATAATTGCTGTTATTTTCGATAGCATCATCTATATTTAGTGTATAAATGTATGGCCACTCGATTTTAAAGAATTTTTTTCTATGTTCATCAAGATTTACTCTAAAAAAATTGTTCCTAAAATATTTTATACGTATGGAATTATCAATGATTTCATCATCTTCGTATATCTCGCATATTTTTGAAAAGGACATAGAGTTAATTAATTTTGTATCATTGTCATCAGATGTTAATGAATTGATTATAGTGTCTATCATCATTTTTTTATAATCATTTCCTGATGGAACATTGCCATTATAACTCTTTGCACCACAGGATAGACCAGAGCCTACAACTGGAACTAATGATTTATTTTTAAAGCAATAAAATAAGTCATCTTTAAATTCTTCAATTTTTCCGACTTTCATTATATAATCTCCTTGTATTTTAATTATTTGTGTATGTGTAAATTTATTAAGCTACTAATATGTATATCTAATTATAAATTTATAATTTGCAATCTCAAGAATGATTTATACTTACTATTTATCATATTTTCTGTTTATCACACGTACTGAAAGATGAGATGCTATATACTTTTATTTTATATTATTTTACCATACATTTTTTTAAAATACCATACTAATTTTGCATTTTGTATATTTATTTTGGATTTTCCTAAGTTATAAATATATAGTATATATGTGAATAGTCACAGACTAAATAAATTAAAAAGGAGGGCTGAGATGTTTGGTGGAAAAAGATTTGTTACAAGCGGGATTGCGGAGAAAGTGCCGCTATTTTTACAAGTGATAATGTGGAATATGATTGACACCATGGACGAGCCAAAGGACTATTTACAAGTATTTGACTTATC